TAGCTGATCTGCGAATCCTATTACTCCAGAAACTATGGATTTAGGGATCATTCTTCGGATGTTTGTTGCAATCGCACTATAACTCATACGGGTACGGCTTAAGTCGTGTACATTCTTTGGTACATTCTTTTTTAAACCATAATTGTATATGTGATCTGTTCCTATTATAAAGCAACCGCCATATAATGTAGCATTCTGCATATAAACAGCTTCTCTGTCATACACACTATTTGTTGGTGCTGCATACTTATTTCCTTTATGGTAGAAACCAATGTTTCCGTAAGCAGATTCTTTTTTCTCAAATATTACATTGTCTACACTTACAAATTCAAAGTCCATAACTTGTATGGTGTACTCGTCATATCCGTAATTGTAACGATCAAGATTACCATCATAAGTTGAAGAGCCGATAATATTTGGGTTGTTGCCGTAACGATTCATTACCGTCTTGGCCATATTCTTATACTGATCTTCTGTAAACTGATCTCCTGCTATTCTCTTTAGCTCAGATATGGAAAGCCTTTCAATATGCCCGGCATATACAATATCAGAAAAGTTAGGATCGTCAGTATAGCTGTGAATAAAGTAAGCAGGATCAACATACTTAGTTACAATACCATAGTTAGGATCGTTCTCTCTCTTGACAACAGCCATACCTACATTAACTAAATCTTCTACATTTCTTCTATAGATACGCTCATCAAAATCGTTCCAAGAAAGCGTTAGATTTATACCTATCTGTGATGCAACCTCAGCAGCGGTCTTTAGATTAGACTCTAAAAATATCTCTACCTCTTCTGGAGTGTCGGGGAGTTGTGATGGGTCTACTCTTACTTTTAATCCAGAAGCTTTTGCTTCTTCAATGCTTTCTCTTTCTTCAACACGAATCTTAATTTTGTTTTTCTCAATATCTTTTTCACTCCTAGATAGAGGGTCTATTGCCTCTACATTAGGATACATCTTAGAAGAAAGTATTTTATTTACTACAATCTTTACAAACTTAGGAACTATTGGCACTGGAGTCCAATCTAATGACAGCATAGATCCATCACCATTATTAGGATCTAAAGAAGATAATATTTGTTTATATATTGAAGTATCTTGAGTGCCATTTGCGTAATCTCTTGATACCTCGAACTCTTTCCACCTTCTGGAATATAAAGAGCCGTCAATATCTACGCCTCCCCATTGAGAGTATACAGCCTTAGCATACTGTAACCCATATTGCTTTGTAAGCTTTTTGGGCTGTTCTGCTAACGGGTCAGGGAAAATAGACTCATAATTAGATGAGTTTCCAGTGTAATCCATTTAGTAAATGCTTTGTGTACAAAGATACAGATAAGAATTAACGCTTAATTGGGCGTACTTTCCTAAAAAACACTCTGCTTTCAAAGTCTGTTTTAACTTTTTGTTTAACATTTTTTTGTGCTGCCATAAGAGCTAATCCACTAGATATTGATAAGTCAAATTTAGTACGATCATCAATCTTAAAGTTAATCCAATCCTCTAAAGTTCTGTTGAAATACATATTCCCATAGTTTCCAGTCTCGTGATGTACGCCTACGTGATCGTGTATGTAAGCTTCAATTGCTTGGGCGTGAGCTTGTATGATGTCTTGTGAGTTTGAAGGTATTCCCTTTGTCTTTGTTTTTATGTGATTAGATGCTGCTACTAAATGAGCAGGTCTATCCATAAGGTATCCATCATACCCTCTTGATTCAAAGTATCTAGCTATTCCATATTTATTGTTCTCTATAAGTATTGGATACCCATAAAACTTAGCGGCCATCAATATATCTTCATAGAATATTTTTGCTAAAGGAGGTCTGCTTGCATACTCAGCAACAAACATATTCGAAGGGTGTTGTATGGAAAATTTATTATATATATGACAAGCTCCTTTCGATGATCTGTAATCAACAGTAGTGTCTATATCATATGAGTCAACGCCTCCACATCCTAACGTATTATTGGGAGGTACAATCTTGTTGTTTTCTATTTTTTTTAGATTTCTAAGCTCTGCTGGTGGTAGCCAACTTACTCTCCATCGGCCATTAGTGTCTGGTTTAAAAAGAACTTTAGTGTCTTGTTTTCCGTTTTCCCAAACAAAGTTTCCTACAACAATTGGATTAGGATACAGATCGTCATTATACTGAGTCTGCTCATAAATCTTTTGTATGTTAAACAGGCTACTTTTTGTAGAGTCTCTAAACGCCTCTTCTTCGGTAAAAGGAAACTGTCTAATTATCTCATTAAGTTCATAGCTGTTATGTTGTTGCCCTTTGCGTTCATTCTTCAAGAAGGTCTTGGCTCCTATTTCTGTAGGAGTACCATCTTCAGTTATCATCATTGAATCTGGATCGTCAATAATAGGATTACCATAAGTATCAAAGAAACCTTCTAACGCTTCATAGGCGGGGATGAATATTGAGTAAAGACCACTTTTTGTTCTCCCGTTTTCGTTTCTGTCTGAAGGATCTGAATCTCGATATAAGTCTCTGTATTCACGGCCACCTTTGTCTAAAGGATTTACCGTAGACCCTACCAATGATTTCCCAATCACCCTTCTACCTACCAAAAGACAAGTTCTGTGTATTCTCCATACTTCACGTATATCAATTCCTTTTTCAAACTTACCCGCTTCATCTAAAAACAGAAGGTGAGTCTTTGATCCATCATATGCATTACTGACAGTATTCTTCCAATTTATTATTGTGTCTAAAGCCTCTCCTTTTTGAACGCTCTTATTCTTTTTTGTGATTCTCTTTGATGGTTCTCTGAATGCTAACTCTTGACGGGGGTTTGTTGTTCCATCAAGTATAGGCTGAAAGAAAAACGGATAAGACTTATATATAGGAATAACCTTGCTTGAGAACACAGCAGCTTGAGCATCTGTTCCTGTTTTACTCATTATCCCTAACAGCTTTTCTTTTACTTGAGTAGCTTCATTAACCATAATGCTAGAACTCATATTCGTATACCCAGATCTTCTACACTTAGTATATATCTGACCCATACATCTCGGATCAGCCTCACAAGCAGAGAAATGAAGAAAAAGTCTTCTTTGAAATTCTAAATAGCTAGGATATCCGATATCTATCTTACTCCATTGCAAGAACATATAGTGATGCCCAGTTATATATGTTTCAACACCATTGTTGTAAAACCATACACCTTCTCGTCTTCTTTTAAATTCTTGTTCTATGTATGGAGCATATTTCTGTTGAAATTCTTTAGGAGCTGAATACCAATCTTCCATAGAAGTTACAGTATTTAAATCTCTAGGCATATCGTATCTTCTCCAATGCTGTTCTTTTTTAGGGAAGTCATTAAAGAGTATGTCTTTCTTTTTAGGTTTTTTAGGTAGTTGTATGTTTAAACAAGCAATTTCTTCTATATCTCCTTCTGTATTATTAAAACAAACATTAATAATCGCCTGATCATCTATAACATTAAGACCCGCCATTATTTTTTAACGAATTTTTCCGCAAAACCTCCTCGATAATCTATCTCTTTAGATATTTCTCCATTTTTACCCAATGAAGAGACTAATTCTTCTAGCTTTTGACGTTCTATAATTAAGTCCTTGCAAGCCAACGCAGTATCCTTAATTGCTTGAAGTTCTGCTTTACGAGCAGACCCCGTAATTTCCTGATCCACAGGCTTTTGTATTTCTGAAGTCATATTTCTAATTGCTGACTCCATAGCTTTAATTAAATCTACTGATGCTTTAGCTGTTGTAAATTTTACTTTTCTACTATTGTTAGATTTTGAATTAACACTCTCCATAGTTTTTTATCATCAATTTGCATTTCATAGTCGGAGTTTTTAGTAAACCAAACGACATCTCCAATTTTCAATCCCAATTCTTTAATTTTATCACTAGCATACATAATCTTTCCTTTGGTATTTGGAACTTCCTCAAAAGAAACAATTTCAATTATATCGCTTTTTAATTTAGCTTCAGGTTCAATAGGATCTAAAAAAACCCAATCATTCAAAGCTATTATTTCATCAGTGCCTTTTTTCTTAACCACATATGATTGCGTTGAATGGCCACCCTCTGGACTAAAGTTTACTTGATATAGTTTATTCTTTTCGTCAACTATCTGAGGGGTGATCACAACGTGATGATGAAAATACAATGTGTCTCCAACACTTACTGGTGTTTTGTACTTTTCTGGAATGCCAACAACCTCGCCTTCCATAACACGATGTTCAAACTCATTGAATTTCGTTTCGATATAAATCTCTACGTCTCCAATCTTTTTTGTCTCCTTCACGGTCTCTGGAACGTGAACTATAAAGTTATGTAGTGGTCTCATCAGAAGTTACAGTCAAATTCAAGTAATACAGGAGCATTCTCTACCGCCTTCCATAAGGCTAAGTCCCCATTTTTGTCCTTGATATAAATGACGTATCGTCTTTCTTTATATCTATCTAAATGTTTTCTGTCTAGTAAGATGGCGTTTACTTCACCAGCCCCAGCTTTTTGGCCAACGTAATAAGCCATTGCTTTAAGAGGGTCATTGCCCACGATAATTTTACGAATGATTTCCATTTTAATTTAAATTTAAGCATCTCCACCTTCTTTATTTAGCCAATAGTTTATATTACTAAAATCAATAAGATTGTCTTTATCATATGATCTTGCCAAATGAGACATCAAAGATGCTAATTCACTTTCATTGTCGACAAAGATACTAGAAATAGCATTGACCTTATAGCGTAATACAGAAATGTCTTCTTCTATTAAGCCAACACACATTAAAGACATAAAGTCTTTCTTAAGACCATAGTGATCTGCCAAGTCTTCTATATCTTCAAACTTCTCTCTAACCTTTATAAAAAACTCAAGCTTATCTTCTTCTTCTTTATTCATTACTGGTTATCAACTTAACA